CCAAATGATGCGTTGCATATTCTTACGGATACCTGCATCGCCCATGTTGTGATCTGGAGACGAGAACCTAGCTATGATGTTCGTGCTATCAAAGGTGTTCCCTGTTTCTTGCTGATAGACGTAACCGTCATGGCCTCCGTGTACGATTGTCTCTACGTTACTAACAAAGCCTGAATCGCAACATGACGGTTTGATACCTTTTAGATCAGAGTATTCCCAGCCGATGCCACCTTGATCTGTCTGTTTCAATACACCAGCAACTCCGGGGGCAGACGCTTCAGTTGAACTATCTGCTGCAAAGAATATTCGGTACTGACTTTTGTTACGGATAACAACAGAAGATATTCTATCTAGGCTAATGTTACGGAGAAGAAGTCTATCCTGAATTTGCTTCGATACTGTTCCGAGTTCTACGTCACCAATTTTAGCTGTACCAGCCAGTGTGCGGAGACCATCAGGTGCGAGATAAACAATATCACCGCCGAGCTCCTGAACGCTAAACCTGTCTACGCAACCAATCCTACGAGTAACTGGTTTCAAAACAAAGTCTGCGATGGACGATCCTTGAAGCTGATGTATCTGATCTTCGCAGAATATAAATAGAGAGTCCCTGAAAGTAACCAACTTAACAACAGCACTATCTACCTTGATAGATCCGGCTCCGTTTGCCGTAGAGAAACTTGTCTCAGTGAACGGTGCAGAGAACACAATCTCTTGGGGGTTCGCTGACATACCTGCAAAGAACATGTGGTTCTTAAACACGGCGATTGATTCTGGATCAGACGGTGCGCCTGTTGCGTTGATGTCTGTAACAGATGAACCATCAAAAATAGAAGCTCTGTTTACACCGTCCGCGTACGCTATTTTTTCTGTGTTATTAAAATTGTAAATTGTAAAGTCGTAACGACCAGCACTTGTTCTACTAGAGTCTATCTCTGTCCAAGATCCTGTAGCACCACCAAAAAATACTTTTGTTCCTCTAGCAGCAACGATCTTGTTTTTAAACACTGCAACCCCTAGAACTTTTTCTGTCGAGGCACTCGTCTGCGGTACAATGTTAGAGTTGTATTTGGCGTAACCGTTGATGCGACGATAGCCACCTGCAACGTCCGGCTCAAAGTTAATTAACTCTGATGCGGCTCCGGGGGGCATAGAGAATGAATCTCTGTTGAGAATAAGACCGCCACCTAACTTCACCACGTATGGACTAATAATTGAAGTATCAGGCATCAGACTGCTCTCATGTAGTCTTTACGATTGATGAGTTCCACTCTCATCCGACGTAGCCCTTGTTCGTAGTCCCTCTGTGCAAATTGAGCGGCTTGTGGGTCGGAACGCAAAAGGTATGCGTAGTACTTTGCTCTGTTAACGATTACATCGTGAAAACGATCCGGTATGGACGGAGTGTCTGTGTTGGCAGCTAAGTCAGATACTGTGGTGTAGTATGCGTAACGGATCGTGTAGGTAGACTTGTCCGGAGCCGGAGACAGACCATACTTGTCGTCAGGTGTGTGATACACAAACTCTGGCAGTCCCTCTGCGCTACCGTCTGGGTTGGTGTCTGACTCATGGTACTTGTCCAGATACTCGTCGTAGCTGATGTAGTCTAGTCGCCGTTCTGGTAGACTTGCGGACTCCTGCACGGTGAACGTTGACCACTTGAGGGTCTTGGCATTGGTCTCGAACGTGTAGAGGCGTTGACCGTCAACCGTTGTGTCTGAATCGTTGGCTACAGTAAAAGGCCACTCGACTTCAGAGTTAATGATATCGCGCTGTGACTTGTTGATGAAGTCAGCTACAGCCGTTTGCAGCCCACGAGTTGAAGTCACGTTTGTGATTTCTACCTCGTTAAGCTCTCTAAGAACTGCGTTGCAAAGCTGTAAGTAATTCATTATTAACCTCTGTGCGGATCAAAAAACTCTTCGACAGATACCAACACTTCCATCGTGTTAGTCGTTTCGCCAAACGCCACAATCTTATCTCCGGAATTGGTAAAGAAAAAATTACCGTTAACGAGATCTACTACGCTGTGTCCTGCCATGCTTAAACCGTTAGCAATGTAGTGATACGCTGTATTTGCAGCATCGTAGTATTGAACGTATACTTTTTTTGTAGCAGAATTGTTGTTTGATATGTGCAGGAACCTCACGGCTCCGCTGTAGTTACTGGGAGTGGTGTACACAACAGTAGCACTACCGTCAGCAGAGGTGGATGCTATAGTAGCTCCTGTCGTCTGATGCTTGCTGTTTTCTCTCAACATTAGTACATCGCCTGTCTTGAGGTGCTACCGCAGGAGTAGATTTTACCCCCATATGCTGCCTTTTTTGTCTTTCTACGAGCGTCTGTACGAACATTAGTGGGCTTACCGCCCACCCCCTGCGCTTTAGCCCGCTTCCGACGAACTGCACTCTTCTTCTCTGCAGAACTCATACGGCTTGCTTTTGCACGAGGCACACATTTCGGATAGCCGGATCGGGCAGTAGAAGCTTTTTTGCGCCCGCATGGAGGATGGCTTCCATCCTTTTTCTTCCGGCTTATATCCACCCAGTCGCCTTTTGGTCCTTTTCCAAACCATTCTTTTAGGCTCATCAGTAAGTACCACCACGTTTCTTATAGGTCCTAACTAACCAAGCGTTCGCGTAAGCACTTGGATATACTTTGAATTTTCGTTTGGCTTCAGATTTTACACGAGCATACAGAGCCTTATTCTTAGGTGTTGGGCTCTTCTTGCTTTTAGTTTTTGAAGATCGTTTCTTGGTCATTTATTGTTACTCTCTCGAATGGATGATTGGGCTCTCCTGACAAGAGACTGAGTGCTCCTAGCTTCAAGTCTGCTTCAAGCCAATCCTCTAGTGCTTGTTCTAGTTTTTCGTAAACTTGTTCGACATCTGTATCGGCAATGATCACACCGTTGAAAAAGTCGAACATCTGTTCTGCGTCCCGTTTTTTAGACAGGTATCTGTGAGAAAGTGCTTGTACAATTAACTGGCTCATGGAATACTCCTTGCCTTTATGATACACTAAAACAACGAAAAAGTCAACTAAAATCTAGAATAACTTTTACCGTCATACACTAAGCACTCCTTACGGTTGCTGTGTTCTCGTACAGAACAATGTATCCAGCCGGATGTTGGGTCTTCTGAGGTGTAGTACTCTAGTATCAACTGGTCAAAGTTCAGATTATCTCGCACCCACTCTGCAACAGATTTGTTGTCCTGTCCGGGGATCTCGAAGTCCACAGCCTCTCCCTTCGCGTGTTGACTCTTGGAACTAGACCCAATCGCCTCACACAGGGCAACACTACGGAATCCAGATGAAGGAGAGAACCCAACACCAAAGTGTTCACGTACAGGTTGTAGTATCTCAGAGCACACCCGTTCAAGATTCTTGATCTGTTCATCGTCTGGAGTGTTGTCGATACCCCTGCGGGTTGCTGTTTGGCTGCGAGTTAGTTCAGATAACGTGAAGTTTCTAGATAACCGCATCGTTTTAGCCTCGCATTTTGCCGATTGACTTCAAGCCAAATGAAGCGGCGATACTCGCCATGATTGACCAACTCAGCCACTCAGGTAGGTCTTCTCGTAGGAAACGAAAGCCATCTTCGATGTACGGCTGGGCTGGAGGATAGAAACAAGCTGACAGCAAGCCCACGAAAAAAATTGTCCAGAGCTCGTCTTTCCACGAGTCTGCAGAGGCACGAGCTTGTTCTAACTCCCACGCCCCATCTTGTTCTACCTTCTTTGTCTGTGCCTCTATCTTGGCAACAGCAAGTTTCTGTTTGGCTTGTGCCTTCTCAGCGCGGTTCTTCATCCAAGTTCCGGCGAGATTGGTCACAGGCCCGATTAGTGCGTTCAACATTTTTTGTCCTTTTCGTGGCACGGGCATTTGCAGGTGTCCCTGTTGCAGGGAGCTTCTGAGCATTTAAAACAGATTAGCATTTCCACCGCCTCCGTGCTTGACGCAACCTACTGTTAGGATTCTTGGCTGCTTTTGGAAACTTTTTCATCTGCCCAGCGGAACGTGCACAGTATGACTTGCGACGTGCAGCACGGGCTTTGCTACGAGGTTTGTCCTCAGTAACTGCTGTTTTCAGCTTGCTGCCGGGATTCTTACGGCGGTAGGCAGCTACGCCCGCCTTTGTCATGCCCGCGCCAGATTTCGTAGAACGAAAGTTCTTCTTGTTGCGCTTGGGCATACTGTCTTTTTTACGTGGTTTCTTTTCTGCCATACTTATCTCCAGTGAGTCGGGGGAGCCCGAAGACCCCCCCTAGTTCACTTATGCGAACGATGCCGCAGTTTCGGCAGTGCCGAGTTCTGCGATAACAGCAAAGACACGTACTTTACCGTCGAACGTTGCTGTGTTAGCAATCAGATCGATGGTGTCAGCAGCGGTGTACAGTTTCGCTGTACCTGCAGCGTTGTTGATCTCGTGTCCGGTAGCAGTACCGTCCAGAGCAGCAACGTACAGGTCGTCATCAGCGTCATCACCCAAGTCAAGAACTGGAGAACCAGTGCTTGCAACGGTGAGGACTTCAACACCAGCCATCAGAACCAAAGTGTTGGCTTTCATTTCGAAAACCTCAACTGAGTCTGAAGTAGTCAGGCTTGTGCTGGAGAAGTCAAGAACGACTTCAACAATTTGTGGCTTGATGCCGAGCGGAACGCCAGCAACAGCACCAGT